TTGATACAGATATATGCCACGCTGTTTCCGATACTAGAAGCCGCACTTCCGCCCAACTTCCGTGGCTATGTCAAGGGCGATTTGCTGTACATGTCGACTCCGCCTGTGGAAGCTGGCAACTATGTTTTCCGTCCCAACACCATAGAATACAAAATTCCAGTTACAAGTGCCCTGGGCCAAAGAATTGGCAACAGCAACATTGGCGTTGCTGTACACTCAATGTACGCTGACGCTGGCGAACCTCGCCAACCACTCAGCGGTGTGGCATTCAACCAAGTTACTGGCTTGATGTTAGAAACACCAGCAACTCCTAGTCAGCTGAAAACTGAAACCAACGCTGAAAAGCAACTCAAACAGTTGATTAAAAGTCAGGGCGGCGCAATCGACACACTGTTTAACCCTGCAGAACTACGAGCACACAAGATCACAGACTTGGCAAAACTGTGTGTAGACTTTATCAACACCAAAGTTGGCTCACCACTCAACGGTGCCACATTGTTGCCTGAGTTTGGTGAGTGGTTGCAGACAAAAGTAACACCACAAAAATTCCGCAATATTGTGGAATATTTAAACAGCCCAAGCTCAAATACACCTGCGCTGGCTGCGGCGTTTCAAGCGTTTGTTTTGTTGCATGATCTAAAAATGTACATAAAACAACAGGCCGATGCTGAGCACCCTGGTCAAGAAGGCTGGGTTATGGCCACTCCTGCTGGCTATGCCAAAATGGTCAGCAGATTTGATCCCAATGCGTTTGCTGCCCAAAATAGACAAAGAAACAATCCGCAACAGGCGTGATTTTTCCAAACTGACTAAATAAAAGTAGGGACTAGATGTCCCACTAACTTAAAGGAAACTTATCATGGCAGTATTTACAAAAGTAAACGGAACTACACAACCAGTATTTGCACTGGACGTGGCAAACGGTTCTATCGCAGGCACAGCTAACGTAGCAGCTCAAGGTCCAGTTCAGATTCAAGGTCCAAAACTTGACTTCTTCACATTGACAGCCAACGCTGCACTTACCAATGCTGGTAACGTTAACGGTTACTTGAACAACGTTTTGACAGCAGTTCAACAACTTGGTACCATCGCAATTTACCAAGCTGGTGCTACAGCTGGTACAATCAACTTGGCTATCTATCCAAGTGGTGCGTACACTACAACAACATTGGTTGCGGCAGCTCAAACAGCCAACGCAACTGGCGGCTTGAACATTGGTATCCCAACTGCCAACGTTGCTGCTTCTGCAACATTCACTAACCTGTAATCAGTTTAGCGACCACAGCAACCCTGGACGTAAAAACTCCAGGGTTTCTTTTTGGCATTAAATACTCACAGAATGAAGATCATATGCCGTACCCTTTTTGATTGCAGTCTTACCGGCGTTACCGGACACTACAGATCAAGCGAAATTCCTTTTGTAGATCGTGCTGGACAAACCATACGCAATCAACAAGACTGGAATCATTCGCGTAATCAACAACGCAATTGGGAAACACTCTTGCAAATCATAAGTTTGCGAACACAACCTGTTGACCTCACTGTGCCCGAGAAAAAACACACAGCATGGGAGTTTGAGTTTAGATCTGAATCAGAAGGTGTGTTTGAAATGCATGGTAATACTGATCCCCTGGCTGGACTTAGACAAGATTGTGAAGGGGTTCCAATGATGCTGAATCTTACTGAACAGCCCAGTATGACTCCCACTATTGCCACATCGGGGGATAATCAAAATATTTGGTTCATTGCGGTAAATAATGCATTGGAGCAATAATGGCTGACACCACCGACATCGAAAAGAAAAGCCTTGAAGCACATGTTGAATTATGTGCAGAGAGATACCGCCACCTAGAACTCAAACTTGAGAACCTGGATAGCGATGTGAGCTCGGTGAAAACTCTTGCCAAAGAGATTCATGCCACAGTGACCAAAATGGATGATCGACGCAACAATCAAATCATTGGCTGGGGCATTGGACTCATTGGATTTTTAACAGCAACAGTGGGCTGGTTGCTCACTCACTACGTATTCAAATGAACCAAGCACAAAAACTAGATGCCTGGGCCGAACGTGAGCTCAAAAGAAATATTGATTCTATTATTATAGATGATGGCACCGGCTCCCTTGTGGTTTTTGGAAAATATTGTATACAGCCCCAAGGCACCAGATTTCAAGTCAGTACCTGGGACAAAACTATTCATTCGTTTAGCACAAAAAAGACAGCTATGAGTTGGTGTACAACAGATCATCAACAGCAGTACAATCTATCTAATCAAATACTGGTACTAGATCGTAAAAAACAGTTATTAGCGGCGGATATATACTGCCGACAAATCACTGGCGAGCGCGGAAAAACAGAATCATTTTATGAAATCATAAACATGAAACTGCAACCCAAAATAGACCAATACAACTCAGTTACAGCCGAACTAGAGAAATGTGTAAATCAGGCTAAATATATGCAAATTAAGGGATTCAATAATGAAACTGCAAGAACTATCGGCTCCGACGCCAAGTAAGCAAATTGCCAAAGTATTCGAAAGTTACTTTGGTAACCGCATCAGCTTTGACCAATTGACACCGGGCCAAACTCGAGTGATGTTGGGCAAAGTGCGTGGTGTCCTAGGCGAGCACCGCAAGACTTCTGCACGTCACAGCAGTGAGCAAGATCCACGTTATCTGCAATTGGTAATGATGGAACAGGCCTTGGCCACTCGTTTGAAAGAAAACACCATTCCACCTGCTCCTGGTTCTACCACTGCTCCTGCCACTGGCGCAGCACCTGCTCCTGCCTCGGGCACAACACCAAAAGATCCCAAGCTGGCCGCTGCACTGAAAAAGTCAGCCGCTGGTCAGTCATTGAATCCTGAAGAACAAAAACTTGTGGCTGGCGCCGCGATGATGCAAGCTGAAAGCCGTTTCCGTAGAATGGCTCGCCGCCTGAACGAAAGCGAAATTCAGCAAGCTCAAGTTGTGTTGGCCGCTCAAGACATGGTTGACAAAATGCAAGCCATGCTGGAAGATGTTTCAGAACTACAGTTTAAAGAACTGCCAGCCTTGGTTGACTCAATCAAGAACCAAGTTGGCGTTGATCAAGCCGCACAATTCAATACAGATGCCACAGCCGCATTGACAGGATTGCTACAAAACATTCAAGGCGCCAAGCAACAACTTGACGCTGCTCTTGGTGTGGTAACTGGTGCTGCTCCTGCTGGTGCCGCAGCCGCTGGTGCCATGGGCGCTGACATTGCTGCAGGCGCAGGCGATATGGCTGCTGCTGGTGCTGACATGGCTGCTGCTGGTGCCATGGGTGCCGAAGCTGGTGCTGACATGGGCGCCGATGCTGCACTAGATGCCGCAGCCGCTGACGCTGGTGCTGTACCTCCTGCTGCCGCGCTGGGCCGCGCCAAGCGATAATGAAAATATTTGAAGTTGACAGTAGCATGGGAATGGCGGCCACGCCTAACCCAGCGCAACTGTCAGGCCTGGTCCAGTTTCTCAATGGCCGTGCCAACGACACCAGTGCCAAAAAAGAAATCAGTCAGGATGCTTTTATCAAATTGGCCAATGATTTAGACATCAACATCACTCCCCAAAATTTAGCCGATGTTGTGAGTCAAGAGCCACTCAGTAACCTTTTGGAACCCATGGATCCAAATACTGGCATATTGACGTTCAAGGGTGCCGGCGAACCCAATGTTGCTATGCCAGTAAACAAAGCCCAAGATATTGTGGCCGCTGCTGCCAAATCTGCCGCATCAAAAGATCGCGGCGTTTAACCAAACTAGTCAACCAAAGGTTGACGTAAAACGTTAAATATACTATACTATGCTATAGGAGGCGTATATGAAACGGCTGTTAACTTTTGTACTAGTTCTTTTTACTACCACAGCATTTGCTGGTCCCAACGGATATCACGGGTCTGCATTGCACTCTCCACAGCACCACTACCATCATCATCGTCATGGCGGCTGGGGTTGGGTTGGTCCTGCCTTGGTTGGCGGCGCAGTAGTCTACGCAATGACTCGCCCACCTGTTGTGGTACAACAGCCCCCAGTGGTAGTACAACAACAGCCCGCTGATGTTGTTTACATCGATGGCATAGCCTATCGCAAACAAGTGATGCTGATAAACGGCTACTATCAAGAAGTATTGGTTAAAATGTAATATGGCTTATTCAGACAAAGTAATTGATCACTATGAAAATCCACGCAATGTGGGCAAATTTGAAATAGATGACACCATTGGAACCGGCATGGTTGGTGCGCCTGCTTGCGGTGACGTGATGAAACTACAGATAAAGGTTGACAATGATACAGGTCTTATTACAGATGCGAAATTTAAAACGTATGGCTGCGGATCGGCTATTGCGAGCTCGAGCCTCGTTACAGAGTGGGTCAAAGGAAAAACTCTCGACGAAGCAGGAGCAATCAAAAACAGCCAAATCGCCGAAGAACTAGCACTGCCTCCAGTCAAAATCCATTGTTCAATCTTGGCAGAAGACGCGATCAAAGCCGCGGTAGACGACTATCGCAAAAAGCAT